TAGCGAGTTGTTCGCCGGTCAGTCCGATGCCCTGGCTGACCGATCCGACGACGTCGCCGATCGCGGCGATCGACGAGGCGGTACTCGGGGCGAGTCCCTTGATCGTGTTATTGAGGGCTTCGAGGTTTGCGCCCATCGCGCCGGTCTTGATCGCGAGCTTGTCGGAAACCTCATCGAAGCGTGCCCCGAGGTCGTATATCTCCTTAGCGCCTGCGGCCGCCGCAACGGCCACGACGCCGATGGCGCTAGCGGCTCCCGCGGCGATTGCTGCGACGCCGCCCATCTTGGCCACTAGGCCGCCGATCGCGTCCTTCATCCCGCCGAGGGATCCGGCGGTTGTCCCGCTCGCTGATCCCAGGCGGCGATGGGAGTCGGTCAGGCTGTCGTAGCTTGCGGCCGCCTCCTTGTTGGTGCGGGTCGAGTCACGGCGAGCCTTGGACAGGCGCTCTTCGGCGACGGCGATCTGGTCGGTCTTGCCGCCGTCGCGGGCCTTCTTGAGCTTCTCTTCCTCGACCCGGACCTTGCCGAGTGCATCGGCGGCCTTGTCGCGCAGCTTGCCGTAGGCGTCGGTCGCACGCTTGAGGTCGGCCTCGGTGCCATCGGCGAACGCCTTGCTGGACTTCTTGCCGACGTCGCCGAAGGCCTTGCCCAGCTTGGAGTTGACCGACTTTTCGACGCCGTCAAAGGAGAGGATGACCGGCAGGGTGTAGTAACCGACATCAGTGCCAGCCATCAGTGATTAGCTCCCCGCATAATCCTCTGCCATCGCGGCAGAGAACAGCTCGAGGAACGTCTTGAAGTCCTTGAATGGCAGCAGCTTGAGCGCGGTCCACTGCTCAGCCCCGAGCAGGCACTCAACAACCTCGTCGTACTGGCTGCGCCCGGATGCGACGCGGCCGGCGGCCACGATCGCTCCTGTCGGCCACTCATCCTGATCGCGCGGGAAGGTGAAGGCCTGGCCGCCGAGTTCGATCGTCACCACCGGATCCGGGGATTCAGCGGTATCAATCTTCTTAGGCATGGCTACCTTCCTCGGGATGCGTTGGCGCGGGCGTTGTCAAGCACACTGGACACTTGGCGATGCCCTTGAGCGGTGCGGCGCTTCTCGTAATCGGCGCGGGCCTTCGCTTTCGCAGTGGCCTCTGCGTGCCTCTCAGCGGCCTGCTCCGGGGTCAGCGGGCGGGCCGGGTGTACTCGGTGCGCCAGCGGCTCGTAAATGTCCATGAGGAGCACTTCGACCGGGGAGCGGCGACCCATCTCGACGGCCAGTGCGGAGTCGGCCGGCAGATGCGAGAGACGCGCGTGGATCTGGCGCAGCGTGAGAAGTCGGCGGCCGTCGTCAAATCGCCACCGGTCGCGGTAGTCCAGATTCCAGAACCTGGTGAGGTCCGACTCGACCGCGGTCGGCCAGGAAGTCAGGACTGCGAGCAGCCGCGGCAGTGAGCCGAACGCGCGGTCGAACAGTTGGCCATCAGGGGCGCGCTGCTCGGATGCGCCAATCCCGATCGCCGCGGCAAACGCTTGGCTTGCCGGGACAAGATCGCGGCGCCGGGGTGCGGCAATCAGGAAGTCGTCCCACTGCTCGCCGAGGATTTCCTCGAGCGCCTGGGCGACGGCGATGTGGTTGACGGCCGACGTGCGGTCTCGGGTGTAGCCGACCGAGTACCGGACATGATCAAGCGGCCATGTGTCGGCGTCGGCGGGAATCCGCCACTCGCGGCCTGACCAGACCGCGGTGACGTGATCCTCGCCGAGCGCCTCGGCCCTAACTGGATCAGTAATCGGCGTCGACATCGACCGGCGGGATCGCCACCGGTTCGACATCGACTACCGGAACCGGTGCTACCGCTGCGGGCGCGGCCTGGCCAACCCGCTCGGCGACCTTGAGCCGGTCGCAGAAGCTCACCGCGGAGCCCTTGTCGACGTTGAGCTGGTCCCCGACGGCGCGCTTCTCGGTGGCGGTCGTGAACTCGATCAGCACCAGTCGGCGCATTAAGCTTCGCCGCCAGCCGGCACGCCCTCTTGCACGGTCCAGTACTCACCGGCGACGGGCTCGAGCGAGCCGGTGATCTCGCGGCCGTTGATGTCCTGCTCGATGTTGTTGGTGGCCACGAACAGGCCGACCTTGGCCTTGGAGAAGTAGCGCTTCACGACGCCGGTCTCGTCCTCGGTGAACACCAGTGCGACGTAGCGGTACTTGACGCTCGGCACGGCGGTGTCGTCGACAAGGTCGTCGGTCACTTCGTTGTCCTCGAGCAGCGTGAAGGAGATGTCGACCTTCGGGTTCTTAACCCGTTCCTTGACGCGGCCCTGCTGCCAGGACATGACATCGGTGCGGTCGATAGAGCGCGCCATGCCGACACCTGGGGTGCCCATCATCAGACCGGCGGGCAGCCAGTCGCCACCGAGTGCGGCGTCGATGTTGGCCGGCACGTCAGTGCCAGCGTTGTAGGTCTCGGCGGGATCGAAGATGAAGACATCGCCGGTCTCCCACACGCGGATATTGCTAGCGTCGCCAGCCATAATTTCTCCTAGATTTGTTATGCGGCAGGGGGCTTCACGACGACGGGCATCGTGATGGACGCCAGATAGGCGCCCGTCTCCCGATCGCGCGTGTCCAGCACGGCCGGGAAGTTCTCAATTCGTGCCACCTCAGCGGGCCGGTTGGCCATGAGGCGGTCGACCGCGGCGTCGATGACGGCGCGGGCTTCGGTGCGGCCTCGCGCGAACGCGGTCAGCCGGATCGTGATGCGGAGCAGTCCCTTGCCGGCCATCCATGCGCCTGCGTTGGCCTGGTCGCCGCCGTCGTCAGCGACGAGCAGTACAGGCTCGCCGTCGACCGGGGTGTAGTTGTCGGGGACTTCGAGGGTGACGGTCCAGTCCGGTTGTGCGCCGTCGAAGAAGTCGGCCAGGGCGGTCTTTATCGCCTTGGCCGGATCATGTTGCGCCATCTACGGATTGCCTCGGCTGATGCCGGCGGCGCTCGCGGCCTTGGTGGCGGTGCCGTTCTTGGCTTGCTTGTCGGCCGGGACCACGATGCCGATCACTTCGCGGTCGGTGGTGTATTCCTCGATGAACGCCTCAGAGTCGTTCATCTGGGCGAGGATCTTCGCGGCGATGGCGCGCTTGCCGCCGTCCTCGGTCTTGAGGATGTGGCCGATGGTCTTGGAGTTGCGCCGGAATCCCTGCCTGGCCATTAGGCGGCCTTGCCGGATCGTGAGCGGGCCAGCACTGCGGCTCCACCCTTGTAGCCGCCAGTGCGCCACACTTCGAGGAGAACCACGCAGGTGCGGCCGCGGACGGTGATCTCGTCGCCGTCGTGGATGACCTCGTCGACCGGAAGGTAGGTGTCGGCGGCGGTACGGATTCGCAGCGGCAGATAGACGGTGAACTCCACGTCGGTCAGGTCGCCGCCCTTGCCGTACTTGCGGAGCATGTTGCCCGGGGCGATCTCCTGCGGAGTCAGGGTGATCGGGGCGCCTTGTGCTACCGGGTCGCCGTCAGAGTCGTTGCCGACTGTCGGGGTGACGGTGACCGTCTCCTTCATGCCGATCGCTCGAGGGAGTACCGGTGGAGGATGGCGCGCTCGGCGTCGGTGAACAGCGCGCCGGCGGTGGTGTCGGAGTATTGGAACGGCCCGATTACGCGCGGTGACGTCTCGGTGCTGAATGCGCCGCGGGCGATCGCGGAGAAGATGGCCGACTCGAAGTCTTGAGCGTTGGCGCTGGTGTAACCGTGAGAGAAGATGACGACGATCGCGCCGAACATCTGCGACCACCAGTGGCCACTTTTCTTCTGAATGAGTCCGCGAACAGACCAATTCAGGTCAGTCAGTTCGATCTCGACCTCGTCCTCATTGACTTCAGACAGCTCGGTCAGCTTGAGTGTCGGCAGCACCAGCAGATGGGTGCCGGGGCCGTCGAGGGTGACCTCCTGGTCGACGAGCACCGGGGTCACATGCCAGCCGCAGTAGTTACGCGCGGCGGTCACGGCGGCGTCGAGCTGCCGTGCGGTCTCGGCATCGTCCTGGTCGAGACGTCCTTGCGTGAACGCTTGGACGGTCGAGACGTCGAGGCTCACTCCTCGTCGTCGCTCTCAGGTTTAGCGGTGAATGCCTGCGCGGCGATCTCGGCGCGCTTGTTGGCGGGCTTGCGGCTCTTGTTGGCCGGCGCGTGCGCCTTGGTGGTGACCTCGGGCTCGGCCTTGGCCGTGAGGCCGCGGGCTTTCGCGTCGGCGTCGGAGAGCAGAAGTGTGGTGGCGTTGCCGTTGATGACGACGTCGTAGCGCTTCAAGTTTCCTCCTGATTGCACAGGAGTGACCGGCGGCCGTAGCTGGCCGCCGGTCATCCCTATGAGCACGGGTTATGCGGTGAGGTCGAGCGTGACGAACGCGGTCGGGCGGGTGACGCCGAAGGCCAGCCGCTCTTCCGCCAGGATCGCCACGAGATTTCGGATGAAGAAATCGGCGTGGCTGTCGGTCATCGTGACCGTGGTCTGCTCGCGATCCCAGAGGACCGCCTTGGAGAAGTCGCCCAGCAGACCGGTGCCGGACGTCTGGGTCTCGGACTCCACAACCGGCACGCCCCAGAGGGTGCGCTGGCCGACCGCGCTGGGGCCGCCGTAGTAGTAGCGGTCCTGGCCGTCCTTGGTGAGGTCGATCGCCTCGGCGTCAGCCGGGTTGAGCACCAGCGCGGTCGGGTTGACCCGGCCCACGGTGCGCAGGAGGGTCAGACCCTTGCGAACGGTCTCGAACAGATCAGTCGACCACGCCTGGGTCTGGATGCCCGAGGTGGCGGTGATGCCGGTGAAGTTCTCACCGGAACCGTTGCCGTTGAGGATCTGGCCCTCTTCGGCCTCGGCGATGTCCGCGGCGAGCTCATCGTTGATGAGACCCTCGAGCTGCGCCACGTCGGCGAGTGCCCGCTTGGTGACCGGGACGAACTCCGCGATCGTCTTCACGTTGGCCGTCACGACCGCGAACGCCCACGCACCTTCGGGCTTGAGCCCGGCGCCGGCGTTGTTGGTGAGAACACCGGACACGACGGTCGGACCCGCGGCGCTGGTGGCCTCGGCGACGACTGCGGCGTTGTTGGTGTGGCTCGACTGCTGAACGAACTCGACGGCGTCCGAGGTTGTCCTACGCTTGGAGACGAGGTCGCGCACCGTGAGCGGCTTGCGGCCCAGCATCTCGACGATGTCGGTGCGCTCGTTGACGACGAACGCGCCGGCCGAGGTGGAGCTGGCGCCCGTGAACACCGACTTGATGCTGATCGGCGCCGAATCCACGCGCCCCTTGGAGGGGATGCGGCCTTCGGGGAAGCCCGCCAGCATCGCCTTGAACTCCGGCGAATCGCAGACGGTCAGACCGAGCGACTTGATACGCGCCCGGACGTCGCCGCCATCGGCCACGCCCACTGAATCGGCAAAGTCTTTCGCCTGGGCGATCACAGCCTCGTCGGCCTTGGTGATCTTGATGCCTTCGAGCACGCTCTTCAGCGTGACTAAGGCGCCGTCGTAGTCGGCCCGCTCATCGGCGGTCAGGTCGCGGTTCTCGTCGGCGGCCTTCTGTGCGATGTCGCGTGCGGTCTTGCTGGCTGCTTCGGCCCGCTCTTTGAGCATGGCGATGCGGTTTGTACTCATATTGCTCACGTTCCTAACGTGTTGGGTTATTCGATTTCGGCGAGAATCTCGCCGAGGATTGCTTCAGGCAGAACGGCCAAGTTGGCGGACGGGGTCGGACTGGCCACACGGATCTCCTCCTCGGACTCCTCGTCGTCGATCTCGTCGCCCTCGACCTCTGCAGGTGCGATGGTGGGAGCCGACTTGGCGGGGGTGTCGTCGTGAGACTGGCGCGACGGATCCGGCTCGCTGGCCTTCTGATCGTCTGGTGTGCTATCGAGAACGGACAGCACGCGGCCCAGGGCCTCGTGCGCGCTGCGCAATTCGCTCTCATTTTTGGCCGATAGCACTCGGCCAGCCTTGAACTCCGCCAGCAACCGGTCTGCCACACAGGGCAGTTGCTTGACGGAGAGTATTTCGGTCTCTTGGTTGGCGCCGACGGTCACGACCGACACCTCGTAGAGCTTCATGTCGCGGATCTCGTAGACATCTGCGCCGTCAACCTTCTCGGTGCTGCCATCGACGACGTCGTAGGCGAAGGACATCTGATTGATGCGCCGGCCCTTAAGCATCCGGTAGACCTGTTTGGCCTTCGGGTTCTCGAGGTCGAGCTGCGCGGTGACCTTCAGGCCGACGTTGTCCTCTTCGGCCTTGATGACGTGGCCGAGATTAAAATCTGGATCAGCCATGTTGTGAGCAAAGAGGAGCGGGATCGGATTGCCCGACTTCTCCCACCGTTTGAGATCGTTGGCGAATGCACCCTTGGTGACGATGTCGCCGTAGGAGTCGACGTTGCCGAACACTGAGGCGTAGGCAACGAACTGGCCCTCATCGAGGCCGTCCTGCGGCCCGGCCTTGATCTCGATCGTGGCGTTCTTAGTGAGCATGGGTTCTCCTGGCGTCCTATGCCGGCGGCGGTTCGGCCGGTGCGGCAGGCACCGGGTCGGGCTCGCCGTTCTGGGTGACATTGAGCGGGCGGATGAGCACGTCGCCGCCGTCGATGGGCGTGCGGTTGTCCAGTGCGCGGGCCTCGTTGATGGTCATCGTCGGGCCGCCAACGGCCTTCATAATTGAGTCGGCGCGTTCCTCGAAGGATCCGGTCAACTTCTCGCGCAGGTTGAACTCGACATAGAAGCGATCGGGCTGCGGCTCGAAGTCGGGCATGAGTTGCAGCTCGATCTCTTCTTCAATCATCACCAGCAGCGGCGCGAGCGTCAGCTGATACAGCATCTTGTGCTGCTCGGTGATATTCGAGAACGTCGCGCTGTCGAGGATCCCGATCATCGGCGGCGGGATGTGGTAGGCCGCGGCGACTTCCTCGCGCGTGAGCTTGCGACTCTCGACATATTGCAGATCCCGGGCGGTCTGTGAGACCGGGGTGAAGGTCATGCCGTCCTCGAGGATCGGCGTCCCGCCGGCGCCAGGCCCGGAGCCGGAATACTGCGCCTGCCAGGACCGCTTAAACCGGTCGCGCGCGGTGTCGGACCACTCAGGCGCATCCTTGGGTCGGACTAGATACCCGGACATCCGGGCTCCGTTGCGCATCGTCTGTTCGCGCATCTCCCCGGCGGTGAACTCTTCGCGCAGTGTGCGGCGTAACGCCTCGAGCGGGCTGATGCCCTCGTCGGCGTCGACGCCGAACCCTCGGAAGTAGACGATCTGGTCGCGCGGGAACACCTTCATGCCGGTGTTGCCGCGGACCTCGAACGCGCCGGGGGTCAGCCAGTCGGTGCCCGACGCTTTGATGATCGGCGGCGGGATGCGGACCAGGCCGCCCTCGCCGTTGGGGAACTTGGTCTTCAACCAGTAGGCGTTGTTGTAGATCGAGAAGTCGTGAACCAGCGCCGAGATGAATCGGTAGCGCGACGTCCACGGGTTCGGCTGGCGCAGCATCTTGGCGAGCGGGTGATCCTGCAGGCGTTGGCGGTCGGCATCGCCGACACGTTCGTAGAGCGGCAGGCCGAGCTGCGCGATGTTACGCGCCAAGAACGAGATCACGGTGCGAACCGATTCCTGCGTGCGCCATATCTCGGCATAGTCCGCCGAGTAAGTGGTGGACAGCTGGATCCGCGACGGACGGACGACACGGTGCTGCGAGAGCTGCTCGATCGAGCCGGCGGTGGCGACAAAAGCCATCAGCGCCTCCTAGAGCAATTGGATGAAGTCGACATTGATTGCGCCTATCAGGACTTCGCCGTCAGCGGGCGAGGGGTCGGCGCCGGGCTCATGCACGATCGCGCCGCGCAGTACCAGGCCTTCGGGTCCGTTGTACGTACAGACACCCTCGATCGCGTTACCGCTGCAGAGGTTGACCAAGACCTTGCGGTCCACTGCGGTCGGCGGGCGTCGGTTAAACAACTAGGAGGTCTTTCTCTTCGTAGGCCGACCGGCGGGCCGGTGCGGTCGTCTCGACCGCCCAGACCGCGCCGATGAAAGCCTTGAGTGGTGCAGCATCAGTCGGGCTGGTCGCGAGGTCGATGACCCACGCGCCTTGACTGAGCACCTTCACCGAGGCCGAGGTGGCCGCGGCGTCGAGGCCGGGGTGCGACAAGTGGCGGATCTTGCGCTTATCGAGGCGGTCGAAGACCACTCCAGTAGCGGATCCGAGATCGGGGCCAGCCCACGGGAGGATCGGCAGGTTGGCCGGGTTGCCGTCGGGGAGTCTGGCGTTGGTGATGTCATCCATCAGCGCGGTCTCCGGTGCGCCGTTCGCCTGGATCACGATCCCGCTGTAGTTCTCGCGGTTCTCAATCAGCCACGGGATGACCCAGTCGGTGCCGGTACGGTCGGCGGCGATGCCGGCCACCGGGATCCCGTCTGCGTCCTTGGCGGCCCGGGCGATGTAGCACTTGGTGCGGTTCCAGCTCATCGCCAGGCAGACGATGCGCAGCGAGTCCTCGGCGGGCTTGGCAGCGTTGTCGAGGGTTTCGCGCCAGCTCCCTTCAGGGAACGGCCCGGCCTCAGACATTGATACCCAGCGGCACAGCACCTCGATCTCAAACTGGCTTGGCGGGTTGGTCCGCAGGGCCGCAGAGATGGCGCGCTCGGTGACGCAGTTCTCGACGATTTCAGTGTGATTAAGACTTGGATTAGCTTGCGCCCAAGCCTCGCGGTCGGTGCGCTTGGCGGCCGGCGCCGCGGACCACTCAAACCATCCGAGGACGTCGTCGTCGCCAGACTGCTCGAGGTACTCGGTCATCTCGTCGTCGAGCGCCTCAAGGATCTCGGAGTCCGCATCGCCGTCGGGCCAGCCGAGGTCGCGGTGCGCCTGGGCGCGCAGGTAGCGCAGCACGATCGAGAGCGCGTCGCCGGCGTTACTGAACGCCCAGGCCTGCGCGCGCGGGCGGGCGTTCATCGTGTTGGTGACGGCCGACCATGAGTCCCAGGTCTGATGCTCGCGCAGCTCGTCGAGCAGGATCAGATCACCGGAGAACCCACGGCCACCCTTGCGGGATGCCGCAGCGACTCGGTACTGGCAGCCGGTGACTAAGCGCATAAACTTTGGATGTCCGAGGTTGACCTTGTCGATCAGTTCATCGAGCTCTTCGTCGGACTTCGCCCACTCGACGGCCTCGCCCCATGCCTTCTCGGCGTTGGCGAGATCCTGCGCGGTGGCAATCACGGTCGCGCTGTCGAGTGCGTAAATGTGCCAGAGCGCCAGGATCAGCATGATCATGGTCTTGCCGTTCTGGCGGGCAACCTCGACCACGATGAACCGGTAGCGATACGAGCCGTCGGTGTTCAGCTCGAGCGCGTGCAGGAGCAGCCAACGCTGCCAGGGGAAGAGCTTGACGCCGAGCACGTCCTCGGCGAAGGCGATCGCCGCGAACCCGTGTGTGGTCTCGGGCGTGAGTGTGCGCCGCGGCTGGGTGTAGATCCTCGGGACTTCGCAGCCCAGGATCAACCGGCGGCCTTGGACGGCCGGGTCATCGAGCGGACTGAGGCAAGCTTGCCCTTGCGGGCCTCGGATCCCTTGCCGATCTTCTCAAGTGTGTCGACGAGGACGCGGCCGGAGCTTGCGTGCTGCGCGATGGCCAGCGGTGAGTCGAGGACGCGCGCCAGGGCGATGGCGATCTGGACGAGCCCCTGCCGATGGTCAGTAGTGGTTAATCCTTCAAGTTGCGCGATAACCCCGGCCTCGACCGGTCCCGCTGTGGCGGCGCCGACGAGGGTGTGGTTCGGTGCGGTCGGCAGTGCGGTGACCCGGGCGCCTCCGTGCTTCTTGGCTAATCCGGCCTGGCGGCGGGCCTTGTCGTAATCGCGGCTGGCCTGCTTGCATTGGTCGCAGCGACAGCCGGCGTTATAGCGCGATCGTGAGCCGTGAGCGGACGCCATGAGCGGCCCTCCTCGGGCTGATATGTGGAAGTCGAGCATTGTCCGCCATAATGGCGCC